CGGTAAGATACTTTAGCCAGAGTCGAAATGCCGAGACAATTCTTGAGCAAAAACTGCTTACTGATGTTGAAGGAACGATCCAATCTGACGATACGCATTGGGCCCAAGATTTAAGAGAGATGCTCGGCAAATGACTTAATGGGGCTAATCTCTGTTGTTGTTCAGTGGGTTTAGCCTTACTGCATCCTCCAGATGATCTGGTGCGAAATGTGCGTAACGCATTGTCATTTTGATGTCGGTATGACCGAGCACTCGCTGCAAGACCAGAATATTACCACCATTCATCATAAAGTGACTGGCGAAGGTGTGGCGTAAAACATGGGTAAGTTGCCCTGCCGGTAATTCGATGCCTGTTCTTTCCAGCGCAGACCGGAACGCGCCATAACAATCACTAAACAACCTGCCTTTTTTATCATCAGGCAGAGACTCATAGAGCTCTTTACTAATTGGAACAGTGCGGTTTTTTCTGCCTTTCGTGTTGGTGTATGTGATTTTGTATTTCGCAAACTGGCTTTTTCTCAGGTTCTCGGCCTCAGACCACCGTGCGCCAGTGGCGAGACAAATTCTTACCACAGTTTCTAAATCAGGGTGGTCATGCCGTTTACACTCTCCGAGCAGTAGCGAAATCTGGTCGTGAGTCAGCCAGGCCATTTCCATTTCTTCTGTGCGGAATGGGCACATGTTTTTCAGTGGGTTTTCACCCTTCCATTCTCCGAGGCGGTTTAGCTCATTGAACACAGCCCGGAAGTAGGCCAGCTCAAGATTAAGCGTGCGAAGCGATACCTCTTTCACTCTGTTTGAACGAGCGTACTCGCCTTTTAACCGTTTTTCGCGGTAGCGGGAAAACATCTGCGCATCGAAATCGCGTGCAAGTGGTTCGCCCATACACTCAAAAGCATGGTGCATGGCTAGCTGGCGCTTCAAGCCGTCTTTCAATGTAATACCATGAGCGCTATACCATGAATCAACGAGTTCTTTTAACGTGCGCCTGTCTTCCTTTTCTTCCTGCCACGGGTTTTGAACGGCGTACTGTTCAAATGCCAGAGCCTCGCCCTTTGTAGCGAATTTCTTTCTGATACGTTTGCCTTTTGCACCGTTTGGGTAGAGCTCACAAATCCAACCGCCAGTAGGATTCTCACGACCCACCCTCAATTAACCTCGCTGTAAATCCCCACCACGCGACCCACCGTTTTTATCTCGTCGATACCGCACTCAAACGGAACCTTGCCGCCCGCCACGTGGAGTTTTTTACCCGGCAGCAGCGTGAGGTCGCGGATGCTGGCGGTGCCTTCAATCTCAACCAGCCACAGGCCGTCGGTTAAAGATGCTTCTTTTTCAACAAAGTGCAGCTTCCCCTCCGCCCGAACGGCGATGCCGCGAGCCAACGGTTTGCTAAAGAAACCAGAGTCGATACTCAAAGTGGTATTTTCTTCCAGCCTTCCATCACTCAGTGTGAATGTGGAAACCGAAACCGGATCGCCCGGCGCGGGGTTACCTTCAAACTGCGCGCCTTGTCCGGTCATCAGCCAGCGAAGGCTGGCGCCGGTGTCCAGCGCGCACTGAACCGCAAAGTCGTAAGAGACGGTACCGCGCGCGTAGCGGTTCTGAAGCGAGCTGGCGGCGATATTAAAGTGCCGGGCCAGCTGGATTTTCTGCGTGAAACCATATACCTGACAGATTCTATCGAGTAACTCTTCATTATTCACTTGAGAATCTAAAATCAAAATATATTCCTTTGGGTGTTTACTAATACTCATTTGGGTATTAGTATCATTGCAAATTCGGGCAATCAGCGGCAGACGTTGGCAAACAGAGGCTAATGATTGCAGACATTATCAAAATGGGAATCATGCAGCATGGCATCTGAAATCGCAATCATCAAACGGCGGAAAATACCGTGCTGTGCCCGTTTTCAGCGCACTAGCGTGCATGAATTTACGCGAGGGGAGATATGGCGATAGAAGCTGCCCGTGCAAGGGTTCCACTTAGCGTGGGAGCGCGTCTTAGCGGGCTTAACCACGTCGCTGAACTGCGCGCCCGATACGGGAACGATAGCGGAAAAGAGCTGGCGCGGTTTATGGCTGAAATGCGCGATAAGCGCGATCCCTGTTTTGAGGAGAACAGCAGGGCGCTGGCCGCCCTCTTTTTCCTGGCGAGATTGCCCGTCTCCCGCCACGAGTGCGATATCAGCGAGCTGACGACCGAAGAGAAACGGGCGCTAATTAACGCCATGAACCATTTTCGTGCTGTTGTGAGTTTATTCCCTGAACGGCTGACCATGCCGCTATAACCCAACCCAAAAACTAATGGCGTAAACCCGCCGGGCACCCTATTGCCTGAAATTAAGGAGAACGCGTGATGCGAAACAGTGAAAACCGCCCTTATCCGATCGGAAGTGAAGAACTGAAACGCCTGCTGGCAGAGGCAAAAACAGAGGAACGATGCGCGCGAGCCCTCGCGGTCTCCCTGCGTCTGGAGGCGCTGGCGAGCCATATCTACAAAACCGGTATGAGCGGAGAAGACGTTGCCGAACTTCTGTGCCACGATCGCGAATCTCAGGAGCTGCACTGATGGCCGATTTTATCGATCTTGCGCAGGCGCGCGAGCAGGAGGACAGAGAGCGGTACATTAATCGCGCCCGCAGACGACCCGCATCGCCTTCGCGTTTCCTCTGCGAGGACTGCGAGGCGCCGATACCGGAGGCGCGCCGAATAGCGGTGCCCGGCGTAGCCCTGTGCGTGACCTGCCAGGAGATCGCAGAGATGAAAAATAAACACGTCCGGGGAGGATAAGTTGGCTACGTCATTTGCTTATCCGTGGAACGCCCCACGGTCGGCCATTGCCAGCCCTTATCTCACCCATGCCCAACAGCAGCGCCGCGATCGCCTTTTCGCGGCGCTGCAGCAGGCAAGAATTGCCCTTTCACAGCAGCCCGACTGCGTACGCTTCGAAATCTGGCGCACGGTTGACGCCCTCGAACAGCATCGGGGCAGCCCGCAGGCTAACGCCTTTTTGATCCGCTTCTGCAAAAGGATGTTACCTCGCCTGCGGCGGGTCTCCGATCTCTATGTCTGCACAGGCCTGCACGACGAAGTCTCCAGGGCCGTGTTCGACGGCCATTTCGACACTCAGCTTTTGCAATACCTCGCCTCGCGGATGGTCGAACTGGTGGCCTGCTATAACCGCCTTCCGGATATGTCCCGCGCGGACATCGACCTGCTGGCCGCAGATATCGCCAGCTTTATACGCGGCGAGCTGGCGAATATTAACGATGCTGAAATGGGCGAATACCAGACGCTTTACGTCTGGTATCAGCGCGCAGGACTGATCGCCCGACAGTTCAACGTGTCGCCACCGCACTGGGAGCGGGTGTCGAAGACATTTTTCAACAAAGATGACGTTGCCGCGGCGGTGATCCGCATGTTTTCCGAGGCGTGGTGGCGCGGGCGCCTGCGTCGGGTCGCGGCTGCCTGGCGCGAACATCTGCAGATTGCCCTCAGCAACGTCAGCAAACGGAGAGCGGCGTATGCGAGCAAACGCTGCGTGACCGAGTGGCGCGAGCAGAAGCGCCGCACGCGCGAATTTCTCAAGGGCATGGAGCTGGAAGATGAAGAGGGAAACCGCATCAGCCTGATTGAAAAATACGACAGCTCGGTGGCCAACCCGGCGATACGTCGCTGTGAACTGATGACCCGCATCCGCGGGTTTGAAAATATCTGTGAGTCGCTGGGCTACGTGGGAGAGTTCTATACCTTAACCGCGCCCGCGCAGTATCACGCGACGCTGAAATCAGGCTTCCCCAACGCGAAGTGGAACGGGGCCAGCCCGACGGATACGCAAATCTACTTTACCCGCCTGTGGGCGCGTATCCGCGCAAAACTGCACCGGGACGGGCGCCGTATCTTTGGTATCCGCGTTGCGGAACCCCATCACGACGGTACGCCCCACTGGCACATGCTGATGTTTATGCTGCCGGAAGACGTCGAATGCGGTCGCCGGATTATCGGGGACTACGCGCGGCCGGAGGAGAACGC